TGTAATTCTTCTTGGAACTCTAATTGTATTTGTTCTTGAGCCATTAAACTAATTCTTTCCAATATATTTTTTTGTAACGCACCCATAATAGTCGGTGAGTTCTGTACCATATTAGATTGCATAAAATTTAAGTGTGAATCTATGTGAGCTTTGTGATCTTGACCAGGGAAAGCTTGAAAAGGTTTCATACCCATTGCTGCAATTTCTTCTAGTGCAGGGTCAATGGGTTGAGGTTGTTGCGGTGGAGGTAATATCGCGTTGATATTTTTTACCCCAACCGCTTCATACATGGATCTGTACGCTTGGTACAAATCATGTATCTGAGGATTCGATTGTGCTAATTGTAGCTCCATTTGAGCCATAGAAATTCTTTGTGTTTGAGAAAAAATGTTAGGATCAGCAACAGGAAGTATATCTACCTTCTCATCAAAGTCTGCAACCTTAACATTTCTAGTAGCACCAGGAACATCGTAAGGATATTCTTGTGGTAAGTAAGTTTTAAATACTTCTGCTAATAATTTAAATTCATGTTTAAGACCAACGTATAATCTTTTGTGGATTGCGGACATTACACGTGAGCCACGTTCTAAAAGTGCAACTGTAGTACCGACCGCGGCTTGTTGATTCATATCTCCAACTTGTGCATCTGCAATACTTGCAAATCTTTGACCTGCACTAACTACAACTCCCATTAATTGTAAAAGAGTTTGATCAGGACCTTTAAATGGTAATTGCATAAACTGATCTTTAATATTTCCACCAGGTGCATCTACATCTCTAAACTCACCAGGTTGTAATGGCTGTGCATCATCTCTAATTCTTATACCTCTAGTTTTAAAACCAGCTGGTAAGTTAGCTAAAGTTCCTGCATCTAATAATTGTCTTAGTGCACTTGTTGCTGTTCTAGTTAAACCACCAATCATGTGTATTAAACCAAAACCATAAAAACCTGTACCAGGTAAAAATTTATATTGTACAAAGTATTTTATTTTTTTTCTTAAAGGATCATCTTCTGTAAAATTTCTTCTAATAGATAAAATTTCATTAGTAGATTCTAGTATTGTTATAATGTATGGAAGTTTAATTCCTGTTGGCTCACCATCTGGGCTCATATCTTCAAAACCTTCTAGATCTAAATCTGTATGCATTTCTAAAAGTGTGTATTGATCTTCGGAATTTCCATCTTTAGAAATTCCTTCTAATCTTAACTCTGCATCTTTAACTTGGTTTTCAACAACAGGAGGTTGACCTATTTCTATGTCTTTGTAAAAACCAGAAACTTGTTGTTTTCTAATTTCATTTTCTGACATTCTTAAAACATGAACTATTGCTTCTGCATCTTCTAGTGAGTTAGCAGAATAAGGTACAACTAAGTCATCTGCTTGTACAAATTTAGAAACAGCTCTACCTAAAAGATCATCATAATAAATTTTCTTAAAGGTAGAACCAGACAGGGGTAAATAAAAAAGCATTTGATCAAATTCAGGTTCATACTCTGGCATTTGATCCATGATTTGATAATTCATAAAATCTTTTACTCTGTGTGCTTGGTCTTGTTTTTCGTTAGTCACATCTCCTAAAATTTGTGCACGTACTGGACCATCAGCTGGTAATAATTCTTTGTAAGCTTGCGCTTGAAATTGTGTAACCGCTTCAGCAAGAACAGGATGGTTTACACCACTTGCTCCTCTAAAAGGTTGTGTTCTTTTTTCGTATTTAAAACCTAAAAGTTCTAAACCTTCTCTGTAAGTGTCTTCCCAGTCACCTCTAGATTGTTTGTATTCTGTATACTTGTCAAAAAGATTAGCACCTAGTTCGTCTAGGTATTGCTCGTCCATAACTTCTGCTAAGTTTGAAAAATGATCTTCTGTTTGTAATCCTTCCATGGCATTAGGATCAAAATTTATTTCTGCTCCACCTTCTTCGTCCATAACTACATTTGCTTCACCTTCTTGCGTCGGAACTGTATCTTCTTGAACGTCAACTTCTTGTTCTACAAAAGCTTCATCAGTAATAGTTTCATTGGGTAATGCGTCTTCTATTTTAGCCATATCTCTTTCCTGTTAGTTATAACACACCTTCATATGTTGGATTGGAGAGTATACGCAATAATCCTTGATTTGGCAATGTATTATTTCTTAGGCTTTTTCTCTTCTCTTCTTCTAGTGCTCTTTCTTGTGCAACACGATCTTTAACCATTTGTGTATTTACAGCCTCTACTCCTTTTAAAGGTGGAGTATAAAAATCAGAATCCATCATAGAAAAGTCTTCAGCAATCTGTTCATTCTTAATAGCTTGTCTTTCAGGCTTAGTCATTTTTAATAAGTCTTGTGCTTCACCTACCATATTATTTAAAAAGAAAGGACTCGATAAAATTTCTGCCATCGTTTTACCTTCATCATACATTTGTTTCATAAAATATGCTTCTAGTGGTAACGCTGCAACACCTAAAACTTTTCCAACAGATTTAGCTATAGATTTAACTGCACCTTTAGTCATACCTGGCGCTTCTGCTATATTAGCTGGGAAAGAATAAAGTGAGTTTCCTTTTGTTGCTAAATCTTTTATCTTAGCTAAGTCTGCTTTAGATGCATTTTTAAAAACAACATTTGCTCCTGTCTTTCCGCCAGACAAAGTAATTTTTGGATTTCTAATTACATCTTTATATTTAAATCCTGTTTTAGACATAGGACTTTCTGTAAAAGAAAGTCTACTTTTAATATTTCTATACTCTGGATATTTAATTCTTAGTGCTCTGTCTTCTGCAGCAAGTTTAGCTAATGCTTTTCTTTTTGCTTCAACAGACATACTTCTATTTAATTCAATAGCTCTTTGTCTGTATTGAATATTATCTATTTTTTTTTCAAAAGGATGATAGCTTAATTTATTTACATCTTTTGGAAGCATAGCTTTATTACTTGTAGTAACTTTACTTTTTCTATTTCCTAAATGAGAAGATTCTTTTCCAGTACCTAAAGATGCTCTTGATTTCTTTTCTGCTATTTCACTACTATATCTTTTTGTTTTAACTTTTCTTCTATTTTTAGTAGCATTTTTATTTTTAGGATCACTTTTTCTTTCTGTTCTTTGAGCTGTTATTTTTTCTGCTGCTTTTTTTGAAAGTACTTTTGCATCAACTAAATCTTTTTTAGTAAAATCTTTATATTGTTTTTGGTCTGCTATTTTTTGAAATTTTTCTATAGTCTTTGGATCTTTTAAATTTATACCTTGTTCGTTTCTTAATTTAAATTCTGGTTCATT